AATGAAATAACTGGAACACCTAAGTTATCGTCACCTATTACAACCCACTCAGTTCCATTCCAATAAGTAACTTGCTGTGCGTATGTATTGTAGTAAAGGTCGCCAGTTCGAGGATTAGTTGGTATGCTAGTGTTGAAATTAACGTTAGGCATGTTAAATCTAAAGGCTGTTTCAAGTGATCTAATACGCCTATCTAAATCCCAAAACCAGTAGAAAAGGAAGTGGAAGATGAGTCAAAGAAATGAGTTTGTGGCTGTTGCACAAAAAGAGGTTGGCACAATAGAAGGACCAAAAGACAACGAAACCAAATACGGGGCATTTACTAAAGCAAACTTCTTGCCTTGGTGTGGTTCATTTGTAATGTGGTGTGCTAATCAAGTTGGCTTAAAGATACCTAATTGTGTATCTACTCAGGCAGGTGCTAAAGCCTTTAAGGATAAAGGACTATGGCAAGATGCTGAAACTGCCACACCGCAAGCAGGAGATATTGCTTTCTTTGATTTTCCAAATGATAATTTAGACAGAATTAGTCATGTTGGTATTGTGGTCAAAGATAATGGAGATGGCACAGTAACGACCATTGAAGGAAACACCGCCGCAGATAAAAAGGGTGATCAGCGTAATGGTGGGGAGTGCTGTGTTAAGATTAGAGCCTTCAAAAAGAGCAACGGGGGCAAGTTAAGAAAATCTCAAACCGTGTCCATAGTCGGATTCGGCAAACCAAAGTTTAAGGAGTAAAAATGAATAGCAAGAAACTACAAGCATTAATTGCTTCATACGGACGCAGTTTTATTGTTGCGGCATCTACAGCCTATGCCATGGGCGAAATGAATATCAAGAACCTACTTTTGGCTGGTGCTGTTGCAACAGTCGGACCAGCAATTCGTGCCATCAATCCTAAAGATGCTTCTTTTGGTCTAATTGCTGATCTTGCAGATGTTGAGATCAATAAGTTACTTAAGGCTGATCAAAAAAAGAAAGCAACAAAGAAAAAGGCATAAGTGGGATTACTAGAAGATCTCAAAAATGAGGCTAACTTCCCCAAAGCACGCAGAGCCTTATGCTCTGTCTGTGTCTTAGTAGCCTCATTACCAAAAGCAGAGGCAACTTTGCTTAATGAACGATTTGAAGATAAACATGTTAGCCATACTGCCCTTTCTGCTGTATTAAAAGCAAATGGTCATCAAATATCAGACAGCGTAATTGGGCGACATAGACGGAAGGTCTGTGCTGGTGTCCTTCAAGGATGATTTAGTAAAACTTGCACAAGAATCTAATCCTGAAATTGCAGAATTGCGTAAGGCACTTGTCCGTGCCCAAAAACAATTACAGCAAGCAAAACAGCGAACGGATGAATTAGTTGAGGCAACAATTCAAGCCTCACAAGATGCAGTAATTGCATTAGGACCAATACCAGCCACCCCTGCACCTGCTACCGATAAAAGGAAAACAGGTTCAGAGGTGGCTCTTTGGCATTTAACAGACTGGCAAGGTGCAAAGAAAACAATTACTTACGATAGTGAGGTAATGAGAAAACGGGTATTGGAGTTTTGCAAGAAGGCAGTCAGAATTACAGATATCCAACGGGCTGATCATCCAGTTAAAGATGTGACTATTATGTTCGGGGGCGACATGGTAGAAGGTCTGTTTAACTTTCCAACTCAAGCCTTTGAAATTGATGCCACACTATTTGAGCAATATGTAACTGTGTCTAAACTCCTTGTAGAAGTTGTCCAGTATGCCCTTGCAAACTACGAGAAAGTATATGTAGTATCTGAGTGGGGAAACCACGGCAGAATAGGCTCTAAGCGTGATAATGTTCCACGCTCAGATAACTTTGACCGCATGTGTTATGAATTATCTAGACAGTTATTAAAAGGTGAAAAAAGATTAACTTGGAACGATAGTCCTGAAGACATCCAACGGGTTGAGATTGGTAACTATAAGGCGTTACTAATTCATGGAGATGAGGTAGGTAGAAATGGTTTTGCAAGCCCAGCAACAATCGTCCAGCACGTCAATAGATGGCGAAGCGGAAGTTATCCGTGGGAGTTCAGAGATGTCTATATCGGTCACTACCACACGCACGCAGAGTGGGCACTCGCAAATGGTCAAGGTTCGGTTTACCAAACAGGATCCACAGAATCTGATAACAGGTACGCAGGAGTTATGCTTGCCGCAACTGCTACACCTTCTCAACGACTTCACTTCATTGACCCGATCAAAGGCAGAGTAACGGCAGGGTATAAGGTATGGTTGGATTAAAAGAACGACCAAAAAAATTACTATCTCAAAATAGTGAATTGCGCCCTGACGGCATTTATAACTGGACACTTCCAGCCTTTGCTATTCAATTAACCAATGGCAAAAACTTTAATGTCTGCCCAAACGCTGGTGCTTGTGCATCATTTTGCTACGCCCGTAATGGCACTTACCTGTTCAAAAATGTAAGAGGTCGCCATATTCAAAACTTAGAATACATTTTAGAAGAACCAAAACGCTGGTTTACTCAAATGTTTAATGAAGTTAATCAACCAAAGATGCTCAATAAGTATGTTCGGATACATGATTCGGGTGACTTCTTTTCTGAAGCATATCTAAAAATGTGGATACTTATTGCAAGCCTTACACCACAGGTTACTTTTTATTGCTATACAAAAGAAGTCAGCATGTTTAAGAGAGTTGTAGAGCCTAACTGCCCTAAGAATTTTAGATACCTTTACTCAATGGGTGGCAAAGAAGATCATTTGATCAATAAAGAAACAGACCGCCACGCAGATGTCTTTCCAGATGATGCCGCAATTCTGGATGCAGGTTATGGCAACCAAGATGCCTCAGACCTTCTTGCTATAACACTACCAACCAATAAGATTGGTATTCCTGCCAATAACATTAGGCACTTCAATAAAAAGATGGCAGGGCGCACTTTCTCAACATTACAAGAAGAACGAGATGAGAAAAAATCTGCTAAACTTGCTAAATGAAAGCAAAGGACTTCCTCAAGCAAGCAGAAAAAACCTTAAATGAAGATAGGCAAGATCAATACGGGTCATTTGAATATAATTTAGAACAATGTGCCAAGATGTGGGAAGGCTATGCTGAAACCCCATTAGATGCTATAGATGTTGCATTGATGATGGCAATTTTTAAGATAAACAGGATTAGAGCCAATAAAGAGCATGTAGATAGTTATGTTGATGCCTTAGCCTATATTGCTGGTGCGGCTGAAATTAGTCAGTCAGCATCCTCATCTTCATCGTCAAATTCATCTGAGTGATTATAGATAGCCATAATGTCTATGTCTGCGGCTTTCGCCTGAGCAATTGCAGAGCCAACCAGTATTGCGGCACGGTTGATTAAGTCGGTCATTCCATCTGGATAAACTTGATCAGTTTCAATCTCAACATGGAGTGCCCCGATATCTACATTAACTGAGGCATGTGGCATTACCCTATTCTACTACTTTATGCAAAAAAACAACCCCCTCCTAAGAGGGGGTCATTTTTAATGTGTCCTAGCCTAGAAGCGTTAGAGCCTTTGCCTTTAGATCATCTGTTGCACCTGTAAGGATGCGCTCAGCACGAGCCTGATCACGGTTAGAGCCACGAACAGGTGAGAACCAATCTGCATACTCAGCAACTGCATTGTAAGCCGCCCACTTGGTGCCAGCGATATTCTTTTGAGTAGGTGCTGTCCATAGGCTCAAAAGATCATCTCTCTTGTTGGTCATTTTAGTAATACCTGAAGCCTTAAAGTCCTCAGAAATTGGAAACAAGTCATTGACTAATTTCTCAAATTGTGTATCGGTAAAGTCTTGATCAATAAGGCGATCTACTTCTTGTGAAAAAGCATCTTGGTAATCATAAACCAAACCAAGAACTTCTTTTGCCTGAGCAACTTTACCTGTTGCGCTCGCTGTATGGCGTAGGTTGATTTTAGATACTGCCTGAGCCAAACCAAGGCGAACTGTATTTGTGCAAACTACCCGAATTGGAGTAACTGCAACTGTAAAAGATTGGCTACCATCATGTGAGTTGGTTGCCATAATAAACATTTTGTGAGTATCAATGCCATTAGCAAGTTTTAATTCTTCAGGCATTTGGACAGCCATAAATACCTGACGACCACCTTTAATTGAGCCAGCAGTTTCAAAAATAGCACCTGACTGATCAACAAGATTATTTAGAAAAGAAAAAGCATCTTTGTTTTGGATTGGTACATACCGACTACCAACTACACCAAGGGCAGACATGCCTGTCTTTGGGTGGTTGCGGTAAGTAATAAATTTGTCCTCAACAGTCAAGACCTGACCATCTACAACAGCCCCAACAGGATTTTCTGAGACAATAACCTCAGAATCTAATTGTGCCAACTCAAGTGCTTCTTCTGCTGTAAATGCACGCTTAGTAATTGTGCCTAGTTTGTGCCATGCTTCTTCACGAGAAGCAAAGGCGGTTGTGCCATCTTCAAACTGCTCTAATTGATGAGCCATCATTATCCCTTTCTATAATGTAAGCATCTGCCTACACCACAATAATAAGATGGATAATAAAACAAATGCAACCACATAAAGACAAAAACCCCTACTATTTTATTAGTAGAGGTAATTGCCAGCACTCATACTGGATCTTCCAGTACAGTAAATTGATCATACATTAAAAAATAAAAAAGCCCCCGATTTCTCGGGGGCAATTTTTTTATGTTTTAGAAGTGTGGATCCATATATTCATAAGCATAACCAACAGTAAGTGAACCACAGTTATAACCTACGCTCAAGAAACTTCCATGAGCACGACGAGTAAATTTTCTAACTTGACCGAAAGAAATTTGAACTTCTAC